CTATTATTCCATCATTTGTCTGTGATTATCTTGTGAGTGAAACTGAGAAACGCGAATGGCGCACTCACAAGTGGTATAGTTATGGTCAAGATGAATATAGTGTAGATGAAGATAAAAACCACTATATTCAAAATGCCTCTCCTGATTTGCAAGGAATGCTAACTCCCATTATATCTCAGGTGCTGAATGATTATAGTTCAAAGAATAAGTTTTCATGTAAAAAGATAGACTCTATTACCAGTAAGTTTTCTAACATCGTCTTCAATAGGTATTCTCCTGGACAGATGTTGGATCAACATCAGGACCATATTAATGCTCTGTTTGATGGTAGGGAGAAAGGTATTCCCATACTCAGTTTGATATTAAATCTCAATGACAATTATGATGGTGGAGATTTATTCTTCTGGGACGATTATATTGTCCCCCTCGGAAAGGGAGATATTGTAGTATTTCCATCACTATTTCTCTATCCTCATGGTATAATGGAAGTGAAGAGCGGAAAACGCTACAGTGCAGTCAGTTGGGCATGGTAACATGAAAACAGTTCTAACGATCGATGATGACGGTATCCTAACATTTCCTCCTGAGATGCTAGAAATCCTTGGATGGAAGGAGGGAGATGTGCTACAATGGATTGATAACAACGATGGTTCTTTCCAACTGAAGAAAGATGAAAGAGTTTGATTATGCCCTGGACTACAAAGTTTTGGACTTTTCACTTCCAGAAAATCGCAAACTTTATCGTATTGGAAGAGGCGAACAAGGCGTTCTATTGGTACGCCCTTATACAAACGACATTTGTGCTCATTGGAGATTTGTAGATGAATGTACTGCTAATCAGAGCTCTAACAAAATATACGAAATGTTCTGTGAGTACAAACGGAAGAAGGATTTCATTGGAATGGACATGGCGAGGAAATTCCTTGAAATGGGATTCACTCGTGCCCGTAGGTATGCGAATCATTCTAGTGGGAGAAAATACGGTCAAAATCGTAAAGTCCTACCGCAGGAATCAGACTGGAAAGTAAATGAAAAGGCAAAAGCAGCAGCAGTATTCAAAGTGGTAAGAGATAAGGTAGCATACGATCCTACATATCAAGAGATGCGTAAAGAATGGAGAGTAGCAGAATGATCTTCAACTTTTTTGGATTTATACTTGCCGCCCTATCATTTGTCCAAGTTCCCCAATGGGATAACGACTGGACTGAATGTTCTGTTTTTGTACCTGACACTGCCTGCCATTGGTATGTTGTCAATCCAGACAATACCTTTGGAAAAGGATTTAGTTGGATCACTGCTCCAGAGTATGATGTTGAGGCACTACAAGATATTGCCAAGCAACATGAATTTACTGTGGCACAGGGATACAAAACAACCGTTCAACTTATGGACGCAGACTCTGATGTTGCTTATGGAGATGATTACTGATGTCTGAAGGAAAAGAATACTCTCGCTATCGTCTTGATCAGTTGGCGAAAGAACTTGGTGGTAAATGGTATCATCAAACTGTAACAAATGGACGTACAGAACACAAGCAAATTGTGATAGAATATGGACATAACCGAAAAGGCGAGGATCTATAAAAATGTTTGGTGTTGTGCCTTTCAACGTAGGCATATATACCGAGACAGTGATAGATACTATCGTGAACATGAAACCATTCTAATGTGCCTCAATATGAAAGGTGCTAAGTGGTGGGAATTTGACACTGAAAAACCAAAATACTTTCAAAAGTATCAAGAATAATGCTAGAACTCACATTAACAACACTACTGAATACAATGTCGGTAGAGTTTTGTACCGTCATGGACAAAGAGAAGGACTATCTCAAATCCACTCTAATTGCTTTTAGCAAAGCACAGGACAAGTATGGTAGTGAGAATGTGAGGAAAGTTATCAGTGAAGCAAATCATGTTCAGTTAAAGACTCTTGCTGTAACAAGTGTAGCTACTAAATGTCCAGACAAACTATGAAGGTAACCGAACACAACATCGCAGAATGGCGATTGAATGAGGAAGAAATTAATGATCTCATTCGTATGTTAAAAGAAAAAATTAAAGAATGTGGCGAAGACAAACGATGTGAGTTGTATTATGGTTTGATTGCTGGTAAACTTATCATAATGAAGAATACTAACGATGAGTGAGGTTACTTTCAAGAAACATAGAGTTTTCCGCGAAACAGACTCTGTTGTCTTCTATGATATTTCTGTGGAGAAATCAAATGCCAGTGACTTGGTTGTTCATAGTGGACCTGCCATCTCGCCACCGAACGATATCATCGGTGCGAAACAGTTTTATATCCATTATCACCAAACAGACCACAATCGTGTTCTATCGGGCATGAGAACCTTTGAACTTGTGAACCCTGAGTGGAAGTATTCATATCATATTGTTCATCTTAATCGTAGTTCTGGTGCCCTTGTAATCCCTGTGGGAACTTATCATCGATCTACTTCAGGTGAAGAGGGTTCGATTGTTATTAACCAAGCAATTCGTGATGATGAATTTGATCCCGAAACCGAATTTATTCCTATTTCTGCTGGTCAAAATCAAGAACTTTATAATATACTAGCGTATGAGAAACCAGTTATCCACACAATCGGGGAGTAATATGGAATTTCGCCAAGACCAATGGAAACTTATTCACACCGCAGTAAGACGTTATCAAATCGAGAGGTGCATCAATGATAGTCCAGAATATTGGGAATGTAGTACGATCCTTGATGAACTCTTCGATAAAGTCTATGACACAAACCCAGAACAATCAACCTGAGATTACGATGTCTGATCAACAATTCACCAACCAAGAACTAGAACTGATGATTGATGCCATTTGGAAGCGTCAGCATCATTTTATTGCTGGGGATCGACGCTACAGGGAATATGGTGCTATACTGGAGAAGTTGAGGGAGCAACTCCCATACGATTTCACAATCTACGAGCATAGGTAATGGATCACAACGAAGAATTTCCGTTTGATGAGTTCCCATGGAAACTTGTCTTTAAAGAAGGAAAGGAAACTCGCAAGTGTTACTTTCAAACCGAAGAGCATCGTAAAAAGCACGTCGATCGTTACAAACTCAAGAAAAAAGACATCAAACTCAGCTACAAATATGAAAAATGACGGAAATAACACAAAATTTTATGAATCAAATTTGGGAAGCGCGAAATAATGGTGCCGATACAGAAGAAAAGTTAGTATCGGCAATTATTCAAATAGCTCTTCAAAGTGTTCCTTCCTACATTACACAAGATGGTAGAACAGTTTTAGATCTAAAAGACTTATTAAAATTATCAGAGGAACTACAAAATGACTAATCCGATTTCCTATGTAAAAAATACCAGAACCACTTACAGTATGCAATATCGTAAAAATGTTACTGAGGTATTAGTTCAGTTTTCTGATGAAGATCCAGCATGGATTCCTATGAATACCTTGGAGGCAATGATGCATACTTTACTTACTGTTAAAAGTGAAATTGCCGGATAATGTAATGATTGTACTCACGTTGAGCTTGCTTATGCTCTGCGTTGCTGGTATAATCGTTGGAGGGTATATCCACGGCGATATGCACTTCGCCAAAGTATTGGAGCACTTAAAAAAATGACACAAAAAACTTTTACTGGAAAGACTGGTGACGTATGGACTTGGGAAGAAACTCCTGAAGTGGTCGCAGCACTCAAACAACTTCACAACACTTCTGTAAATAACCGAGTTAATCGTCCCCACGATTATCAAGGTCCACTATATGCTCCACATCCCGATCTTAAGAAGGATGCCTGAACTTACACATCACCAGTGGAAACTTATCTTTACTGCCGTGAGGAAGTATCAATTTAACTATCCAGAATATGTTAGTTGTTACACTGAAATGCGTAAGGATTTGACTGAGATCTTGAACATCCTTGAACCATATGCCTACACTGAAACTTACTTAGATAATGAACACGAAACCACTGACACTTGAAGAAGTATTTGAAGCGGCAGACATCTTTTTTCCCATTTATGAGTATATTAAGAGTCGTCTGCCCGTTGATACTAAGGTAGAAGATGTTCTCAGAGTTGCCGAGAATGTCTGCAC